ATGCGTGATCTGATCCTTCAACTCAGCAAAAGTTCGATTTATTCAACAAAGCCCAGCAAAGCTTGAGGAAGATAGTGCAATACAGACCATTCCCAATAAAAACTTTTTCATTACTACTCCTTAAACATGCTTTTCTAAGGTAAAGATAACTGCACCTGATGGTGTGATATCAGATAGATTACATTCAAACTCAGCAGACTTATTTGAAAGCCTGACCTTTCCACCTGGCATCCTGATTACGTCAAAAACATCGAGCGCCCCATCAATGCCAATAAGCCAACGACTATTTCCTATCTTTGAGTTAGAACAATCAACAAGCCAAGATGCGCCAACCCCATCAATAAAGACCAGCTCATCAATGTTTGCAGGAACCATTGAAAGGTCTGGAGTCCAACGCCCTATATCTTTTAACTCACCAGATTCAAGACGACATTTTCTTACTGTTAAAGCTGTAAGTGATTCCCTCTCTTTGCCGTCTCGCATTTGGCCTTTGCCTGTAGATAGCCACTCTAACGATACGCCAGTATCGAGTGCACAGGTCACAACCACATCGCCTGGGAAGAAGTCTCGCCTAACCCAAGTGCTAATAGTGCCGGAAGAAATACCTAATAAATCTCCCAGCTCTTTTTGCATCGTAAAACCATAGGCATCGAGAATACGACGCAAAACCGCCCTTCCTCCATTTGCCATGATTTCATCATAGAGTTCCTTGCCTTTGAGGTTTACTTGCCCCGCATTAAATTTTGCATTTGCAAGCTCACCATTAACAAGCCATCGCAGGTCGGCCCCAGTATCAAGAGAACATTCAACGAAAACGTTGCTTGGGATTACGTTTCTTGCAAGCCAACTACTTACGTTATTCGCATGAATACCAAGCCTTTCAGCTAATTCCTTTTGCTGCTTAAAACCGTATGCAGAAAGGACTCGCTCCAGAGCAGCTGGAGCGTCAACATCATTTTTCGCCATATAACACCAACAATAATTTTGTTTACAACAAAAATTTAGCGATCTATATTGGTATTCATCGACCAAGATGCACACCATTGCACTACATTTCAAACAACAGGAGATAATGCGATATGTCAGATGCAAAATCAATCTCGACGCAGGATTCGCAAAACTCACAAAATCAAACTGTGCTGTTAGATCAAACACAATTTGATGCCATCGTTACTGCCATGCTTCCAGCTCTGCAGACAATGATTCGCTCCGCTATGTCAGACACAATGACAGTGAAAGACTTCGCCGCCACTCGCGGTGTAAGTGAGCGTCTGGTCTGGCAATGGCTCGATGAGGGCATCCTTCTAAAAGCTCCGACCAAAGACTTTTCCAACAAAGAGGAAGCCGCTAAACGAAGCCGCACCCTCGTAAACGTAAAAGCATGGCGCGATAAGCTAACTCAACAAGCGATTGATTGTCGGTACATCGACCAGCGCACCGTTCTTAACTGAATTTGATTATGCAAGTTAGAAGGAACTTAACCATGTTTGATTTTCAGATTTCCAAACATCCCCACTATGACGAAGCGTGCCGGACTTTTGCGCAGCGTCACAATATGGCGAAGCTGGCCGAGCGTGCGGGTATGAACGTTCAAACGTTACGTAACAAGCTCAACCCGGAACAGCCGCACCAGTTAACGCCGCGCGAAATCTGGACGCTGACAGACCTGACCGAAGATTCGACCCTCGTCGATGGTTTTCTGGCGCAGATCCATTGTTTGCCATGCGTGCCGGTAAATGAGCTAGTAAAAGAGAAACTGCAATCCTACGTCATGCGCGCCATGAGTGAACTCGGCGAACTGGCGAATGGTGCCGTTTCAGGCGACCGCCTTACCCCGGCCCGTAAGCAAAACATGATTGCGAGCGTAAACGCGGGTATTCGCATGCTGTCGCTGTCGGCAATGGCGTTGCAGGCCCGGATCCAGGCTAACCCGGCAATGACGAGTGTCGTCGATACCGTCAGCGGCATCGGTGCGTCATTCGGTTTGATTTGAGGTGCTTATGTTGAATAACGAACCGTCATTCGCCTCTCTGCTAAAAAAACGTAGCCCATCCATGCACTACGGGCACGGCTGGATAATGGGTAGCGACGGCCAGCGCTGGCACCCTTGCAGCTCTCAGTCCGAATTGTTGAACGGCTTAACAGCAAAAAAAGCCTCTGTGGTTAAGCGGCTTTTAAATGCATTAATGGGGGCAAAATGAACGAAAGAATTTCAGCTCATAACACCCAGGCGAGCAAGCTTTTTAGCAATGCTGATTGTACTACTGAACAACCGAAGACCATGACCGGCGAAGAGTGTTTCGCACGGTTTCATCAAAAGCTGAAAGCCACAGAAAATAAGGCGCTGCGTAATTTCAATAAGCTTGATGAAGATTTTAAGTTTGTGGTTTTAACGCTTGCTAACCGAAATAATCCGGGCGCGTTTCGCTCTGATGAAGTCGGTAAGCCATATGAGTATTTTGATATGGATCGCCGCAAGCTGATTATTGCGTCAATGAATAAAATTTCCCGTTGGGGTGGGATTTTGCCCCGGCATATTTCCATCCACGAATGCTTTTTAGCTAATTAAATAAACCCGTAATTAATGGCGTATACCCGCCGGGCATCCTTTTGCCTAAATTCAGGAGGATTTATGAGTCGAGCTATTTATTTTTCAACCCCGAGCGGTGCTGACGATGATGCGTTAGCGGCTTTATTTAAAGCAGCCAAAAAAGAAGAGCGCAAAGACCGCGCTTTAGCCGTTTCAATCCGCCTTGAGGCGCTGGCTACCCATATCACTAACAAAGGTTTAAGCGCTATCGAAGCGGCCGAGCTGTTGCGCCGCGAAGCCACCCGCTATGAAATCGAATCTCAGGAGCTGCACTAATGGCCGACGCAATGGATATCGCACAACAGCGCGAGCAGGCAGAACGCGAGCGCCTTATCAACAAAGCGCGCAGCCATATCGCTGTGCCTTCTCGTTTTACCTGCGAAGAGTGTGAAGCCCCAATCCCGGAGGAACGCCGCATCGCCATCCAGGGCGTTGCGCTTTGCGTGACCTGCAAGGAAATCACTGAGCTGAAAACAAAACATTACCGTGGGGTCTGATATGAGCGAGCTTGAAATCCAGAAAGCTAAACAGCAAGGCGCGATAGAGGCGCTTATGAAGGTTCGGATTGTAGCCTTAGCTATGGGGACGATAACTGGAATTAATGACCAAGAGGCTGGAAAAGCTCTTTGTGAAATTATCAATGGTGTGGTTGACCAGGTATTAATCGGTTATCCGGAGTTAAAAGCATGAGCCTAAATATCGAAGTTGGCTGTAAGTGGGTTATTACTAGCGATCAATATCAATTCATTTTGAGCGAGAAAAAGGTCGCAAAAAGCGGCCGTAAAGCCGGCGAAGAGTGGCTCGATACTATAGGCTATTATCCGAAAATCGAACAGCTTATTTCCGGCCTGATTCATCATCACATCCAGCAGTCGACCATCGCCTCAATTGAGGAAATGGCCACAGAGATTAAGCGCATCGGCGAGCTATGTGCCGATGCATTTAACGTCATGGAACAAGGCGAAAAAATCGGAGGTTGTGACTGGATATCGTGGAATGAATTAAGCGAGCGCGGCCTTATCATCCGTATTAATAAAGAGATTTTACACCCTATTGGGCTGGCGGTTTTCCGTGACCTTCAAACAGGATTGTCTCGGGGCGCTTTAGTTTCCCCTGATGGTGTATGGGAATATGACCAGTCCGTTTCAGTGAAGGGGTGAGCGTGGGGATTTCTTACGCTTATCCGTGGAACGCTCCACGGTCGGCAATATCCAGCCCATACCTTACCTATGATGAAGAGCATCGCCGCGATCGAATGATTGCGGCTTTGCTGCATGCGCGTAAAGCTCTCTCTCTCCAGCCTGAGTGTGTGCGTTTTGACGTTTATCGCACCGCTGCGGTGCTGGAGCAAAATCAGGGCAGTCAACGAGCCAATGCCTTTTTAATCAGCTTCTGCAAAAAGGCATTGTCACGTCTGGAACTGGTCGCAAAAAAATATGAGTGCGCGGGTATCAATAGCAACGTATCAGCCGCTGTTTTTAGTGGTCATTTTGATACCCGGCTTATGCAATATCTGGCATCCCGCATGGTCAATATGGTCGCCAGATATAACCGCATCCCGGATATGTCGCGCGCCGATATTGACCTGCTGGCCGGTGATATCGCTAATTTCATTCGTTCTGAGCTGGCAAATATTGATGATTCAGGTTTTGGTGAGCTCAAAACGCTATACACCTGGTACATGCACGCTGGTTTTATTTCTCTGCAATTCAATGTCACCCCTCCCCATTGGGATCGCGTGACAAATAAATACTTCAACAAAGATGATATCGCCCCCGCAGTAATCCGTATGTTTACTGAGTCATGGTGGCGTAGTCGTCTGCGTCGTGTCGCGTCGGCATGGCGCGAACATCTACAAATTGCAGTCGGCAACGTCAGCAAGAAACGACGCGCCTACGCGAGTAAAAACTGCGTGACTGACTGGCGCGAGCAGAAGCGCCGCACGCGTGAGTTTCTGAAGGGCTTAGAGCTCGAAGACGAGGACGGCAACCGAATCAGCTTGATTGAAAAGTATGACGGTTCGGTCGCTAACCCTGCGATACGCCGCTGTGAGCTTATGACCCGCATCCGTGGGTTTGAAAATATCTGCAATGAACTCGGTTATGTCGGGGAGTTTTACACCCTGACCTCGCCGTCTAAATACCACGCCACCACAAAAGCGGGCTACCGTAACAGCAAATGGAACGGAGCCAGCCCGGCAGATACACAAAGCTATCTTACTGGCTTATGGGCGCGTATCCGCGCGAAGCTGCACCGTGAAGAGATTCGTATTTTCGGGATCCGCGTAGCAGAACCCCACCACGACGGAACCCCTCACTGGCACATGCTTATGTTCATGCTGCCGGAAGATGTCGAGCGCGTGCGCCACATTATCCGTGATTATGCGTGGGAGGAAGACAGCCACGAACTGAGAAGCGATAAAGCCAAAAAAGCCCGCTTTCATGCTGAGGCCATCGACCCGGAAAAGGGCAGCGCTACCGGCTATGTCGCTAAATACATTTCCAAAAATATCGACGGCTATGCACTCGATGGTGAAACAGATGACGAAAGCGGTGAGCTGCTGAAAGAGACTGCCCCCGCCGTATCAGCATGGGCGGCGCGCTGGCACATCCGTCAATTCCAGTTTATCGGCGGTGCGCCGGTGACGGTCTACCGTGAATTGCGTCGTCTCGCTGATACCGAGACAGCGCACGGCCTGAGCGTTGAGTTTGCCGCCGTTCATGATGCCGCCGACGCCGGTGATTGGGCTGGTTACGTTAACGCCCAGGGCGGGCCATTTGTTCGCCGTGATGATTTGCAGGTGCGCACGCTGTATGAACCGCGCGCCGAGTTTAACCAATATGGTGAGGAAACCGTCTGCATCCGTGGCGTATACGATTCCGCCGTAGGCGTAGACACCCCGATTTTAACCCGGCTAACGCAGTGGAAAATTGTGCCGAAGCGTGCCGTTGATTTGGCCGTTGACGTTAAGGGCGCTCCTGCGCCCTCTCGGAGTTCTGTCAATAACTGTACGGGAAGCGAAAGCGATCCACCGGAGCTGGATTTATCCAAACCGTTGAGTCGAAGTGAAAGGCGGAAGCTAACGGCCAGACTCAGGGACAAAAAACGGGTCACCAGGCGTGATTTTGTCCACGGAACGGATAAACAAAACGCAGCCATTGACAGAACAATAGACGAGATTCAGCTCACGACCGGCGAAACCATCAGCCGGGGTGAGGCCCTGCACCTGATGGCCGGTAACAAAAGTTGCATAAACGGCAAATGGTGCCGTGGTTCATCAACCGGTGAAATTTTCCCGGCAGCACCGTCACACCGGGCGCAGGCCAGACAAATCCTAAATCGAGTCGCGGGGTTAGCAGCAAAGCAGCACCAGAGATGACATTTAATATTCATCGATTTCATTAACATACAGACTAATCACGATTGATAATTTTTCGTTTAATCCCTTGCGCATACGTGATACTGTATGAATATACAGTGATACTTGTGGGAGGGATTTCATGGTTGATGAATATTTCAGCCAAAGACAGAAAAAATGGGCTTGTGTGCAATTCATCGCCGAAGTGTCTCTGATTGCAAACTGCAAACCGTCAGAACTCAAGCTCGCCCTGTCTCTCATTGCTGACCTTGCAAACAGTGAAAATAAAGAACCCGAAGAAGAAGAAGAAGAAGTTTTCTATAAGGCTGAATAGATTATGAGAATCAATATCACGCTGGATAAAGAACAAAAAATAGGTCAGCAGATGGTCGATGCTTTCCAGGATGAATTAACACGTAAGGTGAGATGTGCTTTTCCAACCACACGGGTTACTGTTAAGAAAGGGTCTGTAACTGGCGTCGAACTACTTGGTTTCGATAAGGAGTCAGACCGTGAAGCGTTGGACGGTATCCTTCAGGAAGTATGGGAAGACGAAAGCTGGCGTTAAACATGCTAACCGCGATGGCGCAAAAACTGGTTTTTTGCGTCGTCGGGGTTGAACAACTCGCTTCGTGCGAGGCGTTAGAAAATCCCTTTTTTATCCGATAATTTCCATCCTTATGGCCGCGCATGCATTAAGTGCATCATTCTGCATGCAGACTTTTCCTCATAATTTGACGATCGCCGCCAGAGCTGGCGCGGATCCGATGACCTGTTGCAGTTGCATTAATTCCGACCCACGAAGCGGGCAGGCGAGGCGGGGAAAGCACTGCGCGCCAGCGTACTTTTGCGCATTTATTTTCGCAGCCTGAGCGCGTCGCTGTGCCGCGCAGGTTCGCGAGGGTGTCGGTGGGTGGTGCGGGGGTGTTTGAGGGCGTGGCGGGCTTCTGAGGCGGTCAGGTGTGGGGGTAAGAAAAAGCCGCCCGGAGGCGGCGGAAATCAGTCACTTTCGGTGTCGAGGGTGTAACTTTTGAACCGGATCACCTCCTGACCGGCCCAAGCGTTGACCTCGCGCATCCGGTCTTGTAGCGGGATGAGCTCGTTACGGACAAACACCTTTGCCACCTTCTCTATATCGCCAAGCGAACCGACGTTTTCCGGCTTGCCGCCCATCAGCTGGAACGGGATGCGGTGAGCGTCGAGCAGGTCGGCGGCGCTGACTTTTTTGATATTGAAGAAATCGTCTTTCGTTGCCACCTCACTGAGCGGCACAATTTTTATGCCGTCTGGTTTTCCGTGCGGTGCGTAGAAAAACAGATTTTTGAAGTTACCGAGTCCTTTTGAGCTGCGCATCGCATCGCGCAGCGCCTCAACATCGGTACCGCTTTGCGCTGCGTCAGTCACATACATGATGTAACCCGCATGCGCCCCGTTCTGGTAATACTTGCGACGGAACAGCGTCGCCGCTTCATTCAGCCAGGCGGAGTTTAGCGCGCTGAGATATTCCGGCATGCCGTACAGCTCCTGGTTGATGTCAGGTTCAAGCAGGTGGAATACGGATCCCGGCGCGAACGGGTGCGGCTGGTCGAATGACGGCACCCACCAGTAGACATCATCCTCAATACCACGCCGCGTGTATTTCGCCGGTGACGCTTCCAGCTTCAGCGGGCGACCAGTGACACTCTTTCGGAGCTCTAAAAACGCGTTGCCAAACACCAGAAAGTCGAGCGCGAAGCGGCTGAAGTCCTGTTGTGACAGTAGCGGGTGCGGAATAAACGTTGAGGCCAGAATGTTGCGCTTAACGTAAATCGGCGAGCTGTGATGAACGGCGGCGCGCAGGCTTTTCGCCAGCCCGTTAAAGCTGACCGGCGGTTCGAACCAGCGGCCATTATTGACGCATTCAACGTAATCCAGAATATCGCGGCGATCGAGCACCGCGCTCGGCTCGCCAAAAGTAAACGCCTCCACTTTTTGGGGGGCGGTGTCTTTCATGTTGCGCGGGCGCTTTTGCGGCTGCGGCTTGCGGCCTTTGTATTTACTCATCAGTTGAACTCCAGAATGGAAGATGTCGCCTGGCCGCTGCCTGCGGTGAGCGGTTCGTTTAACAGCGCGTGCATGGTCGCCCAGGCGACGTCCGCGTGACTGGCTTCCTCGGTACGACTGGCCTCATAAGTGGCGCTGCGCCCGCTGCTGGTCATGGTCTTGCGGATAGCCATAAACGAGGTGGTGATGTCGGTGGCGCTGACGTCATATTCGAGACAGCCGCGGCGAATAACGTCTTTTGCCTTCAGCACCATCGCGGTTTTCATTTCCGGCGTGTAGCGGATATCGCGGGCGGCGGGATAAAACGAGCGAACCAGCTGGAAGACGCCAATACCGAGGCCGGTCGCATCGATACCGATGTACTCGACGTTGTATTTTTCGGTGAGCTGGCGAATGGATTCGGCCTGCGTCGCAAAGTCCATGCCTTTCCACTGGTGACGCTCCAGAATGCGGAACTTGCCACCGGCAACAACCGGCGGCGCGAGTACCACGCACCCGGCGCTGTCGCCACTGTGAGACGGGTCGTATCCCACCCACACCGGGCGGGAGCCGAACGGGTTGTCGGCGAACGGTGCGAAGTCCTCCCACTCTTCCAGGCTGTCGACCATGCAGCGTTGCAAATCCTCGAACGGGAACACCGACGCCTTGTCGTCAACGAACTCGCACATGAACAGATTGCGGAAGTCGTCGACGCTGTTTTCGCGCTGTAGTTGCTCCAGGTTGAACAGCGTACAGCCCCCGGCGAGCGCATCCTCAATGGTGACAATCTGCCGCCACTGGCCGTCAGGACACGCCACTCCAGCGGCGAGCGCGTCATGACTGATATCGATGTCGACCCGCTCGCTGGCGCGGGCGCGGCCACGGTTGAACAATTCCCCCGACCAGAACGGGTAAGCGCCGTGCGCCAGGGTGGAGGGCGTTGAAAAGTAGGTGCTGCGCAGGTGGCTTTGTGAGGCCATGCCCGACGACACTTTGCGCAGTTTCTGGAAGTTGGGGATCCAGAATATTTCATCGACATACAGGTCGCCGTTATGGCTCTGCGCGGTGTTTGAGTTGGTGCCGAGAAAAATCAGCTTTGCGCCGTTGTTGCCGATGACAATCGGGTCGCCGGTCAGGTCGACATCGACCAGGCGCGCAAACTGGATGATGTACTCGCGGAATACATACGCCTGCGTCTTACTCGCTGACAGAAAAATCTGGTTATGGCCGGTTTTCAGCGCATGCAGCAGCGCCTCGCGGGAAAAGTAGAACGTCGCCCCAATCTGGCGCGATTTCAGAATGTCGCGAATGCGGTGCTCAAGCCCGGCGCGGTGCCAGTGGAGCTGATACTCGAAAGACTCTGCAAAGAAAATCTCTTCCAGTTTCTCGATAGCCTCGTCGCTGAAAAAGTTCTTTGTCGGCTTTTTGCGGTCGCCTTTGTTGCGGTTGGCCACGTTGGGATTAAGGTCAACCTCGTTTCCGGTCTGACCATAGCGATTAATGCGCGCAAAGCGCTCCATCTGCCGGGCCAGAAAATCCGCCACCTTGAAATCGTGGGGCGTCAGGTTGGGCTTTGCGTAGAGCTGAATCAGCCTGGCTTCCAGGGTGCTTTCGACCCGGTTTAGCGGTGCCGTTTCGTCCCACTGGTCGCGCTGCTTCCAGCTCTGCACCGTGGGGCGTTTGGTCTGCAACATTTCGGCAATCTGCGGCACGGAAAACCCCTGCCAGTACAGCAAAGCCGCCTGGCGTCGCGGGTCGTTTAAGAGTGTGGTGTCGGTGGTGATGGTCATGGATGCCTCGCCGTGATTGATACAGGGCAAGGCTAAAGAAACGGGTGATGCGAATCGCTAAGGTGCTGTTGTGTGAGGGATAAGCCATCCGGGACAGATGGCGGGTGGGCGGCGACGTCGGGAAACTAACCCCGACCCGTTAACCCGATATCAGGACTCCTGACAATGGCAAAAAAAGTTTCAAAATGGTTTCGCATCGGCGTCGAAGGCGATACCTGTGACGGCCGCGTTATCAGCGCGACGGATATTCAGGAAATGGCTGAGACCTTTGACCCCCGCGTCTACGGTTGCCGCATTAACCTCGAACACCTGAAAGGCATCCTGCCGGATGGCCCGTTCAGCCGTTATGGCGATGTGGTCGAGCTGAAGTCTGAAAAGATTGACGACGATTCGGTACTGAAAGGCAAGCTGGCGCTGTTCGCCAAAATCACCCCGACCGATGACCTGATCGCAATGAATAAAAAATTGCAGAAGGTCTACACCTCAATGGAAATTCAGCCGAATTTCGCTAATAGCGGTAAATGCTATCTGGTCGGCCTGGCGGTGACCGATGACCCGGCCAGCCTCGGCACCGAATACCTCGAATTTTGCCGGGGTGCCAAATTTAACCCCCTCAACCGCTTCAAAGCTGAGCCGGGCAACCTGATTTCCGTCGCCACCCTCGCCGAGCTGGAGTTTGAAGACCAGGCGGAAAATGTCTTTACCGCCCTGAGCGACAAAGTCAAAGCGATTTTCAGCCGCAAACAGGCCAGTGATGACGCTCGTTTTCAGGATGTGCATGAGGCCGTGACGACCGTCAGCGAGCACGTGCAGGAAAACCTCACCGCCACTGAGCAGCGTCTTGCCACGCTGGAAAATGCCTTTGCGACGCTGAAACAGGACGTCACCACGAAGGCCGACCAGACCAGCCAGGCATTCAGCCAGTTAAAAACGTCGCTGGATAAAACCGAAAGCACCACGCAGCCACGTCGCAAGCTCTCCACCGGCGGCGGTGGTGATGAGCTGCTGACCGATTGCTAAACGGTCGTGAATTTATCGCCGGGCGACAGGCTTGCCCGGTCAGACAACCCGATTTAACCCAACAGGAAAGACTATGCGTCAGGAAACCCGTTTTAAATTCAATGCCTACCTGTCCCGCGTTGCCGAGCTGAACGGCATCGACCCGGACGACGTGAGTAAAAAATTCTCCGTCGAGCCGTCCGTCACGCAAACCATGATGAACACCGTGCAGATGTCCTCTGCCTTTTTGCAGAAAATTAATATCGTGCCGGTGGATGAGCTGAAGGGTGAAAAAATTGGCGTCGGCGTCAATGGCACCATCGCCAGCACCACGGACACCAACAGCGGCAAGGAGCGTAAAACCGCCGACTTTACCGCGCTGGAGTCCAACAAGTACGAATGCGATCAGGTCAACTTTGACTTCCACTTCAAATATAAAAAGCTGGATTTGTGGGCGCGCTTCCAGGACTTCCAGCGCCGTATTCGCGATGCCATCATCCAGCGTCAGGCGCTCGATTTCATCATGGCCGGGTTCAACGGCGTTGAGCGAGCCGAAACTTCTGACCGTACCGCTCATCCGATGTTGCAGGATGTCGCCGTCGGCTGGCCGCAGAAATACCGCAATGAAGCGCCGACCCGCGTGATGAGCAAAATCGTCGACGAGGAAGGGAACGTCGTTTCCGCCGTGATCCGCGTGGGTAAAAACGGCGATTACGTTAACCTCGATGCGCTGGTCATGGATGCCACCGACAACCTGATTGACGAGATTTATCAGGAAGATTCGGAGCTTGTCGCAATTGTGGGTCGTAAGCTGCTGGCCGACAAATATTTCCCGATCGTCAACAAAGACCAGCCCAACAGCGAAGCGCTCGCGGCTGACATCATTATCAGCCAGAAACGCATCGGCAACCTGCCCGCGGTGCGTGTGCCGTACTTCCCGGCGAACGCGATTATGGTGACGCGTCTCGATAACCTGTCCATCTATTTCATGGATGAAAGTCACCGCCGCTCCATCATCGAAAACCCGAAACTCGACCAGGTGGAAAACTACGAATCGATGAACATCGATTACGTGGTCGAAACCTACGCCGCCGGGTGCTTCATTGAAAATATCAAGCTGGGCGATTTCTCTGCCGCGCAACCGGAGGGCTAACCGATGACGAGCCCCGCACAGCGTCACATGATGCGGGTCTCGGCCATTGAAACCGCGCAGCGGGAAAACAACCCGCTGCGGCATGCCACTGCCTACGAGCAGATGCTGGTTAAGCTGGCCGCAGACCAACGCACGTTAAAAGCCATCTTTGGTAAAGAGCTGAAAGCCACGAAAAAGCGCGAGCTGCTGCCGTTCTATCTGCCGTGGGTCAGTGGCGTGCTGGAACAGGGAAAAGGCGCACAGGATGACATCGTGATGACCGTCATGCTGTGGCGTCTCGATGTCGGCGATATCGGCGGCGCGATGGATATTGCCCGCTACGCGTTTAAGTACGGTCTGACCATGCCAGGCAAACACCGCCGCCCGCCGCAGTACATGTTTACCGAAGAGGTGGCGCTTGCCGCCATGCGCGCCCATGCCGCCGGTGAACCGGTCGTCATCAGCCAGCTACTCGACACACTGGCGCTGACCGCCGCCGCCGATATGCCTGATGAAGTGCGCGCCAAACTGCACAAAATCACCGGCCAGGTGTTGCGGGATAACAAACAGCCCGCCGACGCGCTGGCCCACCTCAAGCGAGCGATGCAGCTCGATTGTCAGGCAGGCGTCAAAAAAGACATTGAAAGGCTTGAGCGTGAGCTGAAGCCCAAACCGGCAACGGTCGCTAAAGCCCCGGTAAGAGCGCCGCGCGCCGTGAAAACCACGGCACCGGCTAAACGTGGCCGACCGAAAAAGACCGCCGGTTAACAGAATGCGCCCCGCGCCAGGGCGGCACGCCGGTCGATGAGGGTGATTTACCCGACCTGAGACCGGCGTCCACCGCCCACCTATTCAGAGGTAGTCATGACGACGCTGATTATTAAAAAGAACGATGAGCCGCAGCCGGGTGGCGTGGTGGTCATCCCACCGCCTGCCAGCGATGAGCCGGTGATAAAAAATACGTTTTTCTTTCCTGACATCGACCCGAAACGCGTGCGTGAAGGGATGCGCCTTGAGCAGACCGTCGCTCCGGCCCGGCTGCGTGAGGCCATCAAAACCGGAATCGCCGAAACCAACGCCGAGCTGTTTTTGTGGCGGGAGCAGCAGATTGCCGGGGGTTTTAGCAAACTGACCGACGTGCCGGCTGATGATCTCGACGGCGAGAGCGTGCGCGTTTTCTATTACCTGCGCGCCGTCACCTCAATGGCGACCGCCACCCTCTATGAGCGTTATCGCGGTGTTGATGCCAGCGCCAAAGGCGATAAAAAGGCCGACAGCATCGACACCACGGTCGACGAGCTGTGGCGGGACATGCGCTGGGCCGTGTCACGCGTCCAGGACAAACCCCGCTGCATCGTGAGCCAAATCTGATGCAGGCCATCGCGCAACAGGGCGATACGCTCGACATGATTTGCGCCCGGTATTACGGGCGTACTGAGGGGGTATTCGAGTCGGTGCTCGCCGCAAATCCGGGGCTGGCCGAACTCGGCGCAGTGCTGCCACATGGCACGGTGGTCGAACTGCCCGACGTCCAGTCATCCCCCGTAACTGAAACAATTAATCTGTGGGAGTAAACACATGACGGAAGGTGAAAAAAGCGTCCTGTCACTCTTTGTGATCGGCGTGCTGATTGTTGTCGGGAAAGTGCTGGCCGGTGGCGAGCCCATCACCGCCCGGCTTTTTATTGGCCGTATGTTGCTGGGCGGCTTTGTCTCGATGGTGGCCGGGGTGGCCCTGGTGCAGTTTCCCGACCTGCCTCCCGCCGCCGTGTGCGGATTTGGCTCGATGCTGGGTATCGCCGGTTATCAGGCGGTGGAGATTGCTATTCAGCGCAGGATTAAAAAAGGGGAAAGCGATGGCGGTCATTAAAGCACACCCCAACGTCGCGGCATTTCTCGACACGCTGGCGTTTTCAGAGGGTACTGCGACGCACCCGCTGACGAAAAACAATGGGTACGACGTCATTGTCACCGGTATCGACGGTAAGCCGGAGATTTTTACCGACTATCGCGATCACCCGTTTGCCGGTGGGCGTCCGGCGAAGGTCTTCAATCGTCGCGGGGAAAAATCCACGGCATCCGGGCGTTACCAGCAGCTTTACCTGTTCTGGCCGCATTACAAAACGCAGCTCGCTTTGCCGGATTTCAGCCCGGTATCGCAGGACAGGCTCGCCATTCAGCTTATCCGCGAGCGCGGCGCGCTGGAAGATTTGCAGCAGGGGCGCATCGAGCGCGCGATTTCCCGCTGTCGCAATATCTGGGCTTCATTGCCGGGGGCCGGGTACGGTCAGCGCGAGCACAGCCTCGACAAACTGGTCGCAGTGTGGCGCAAGGCCGGAGGCGTATCCGCATGAAAATAGTCATTATCCTGCTGGCGCTGGCCTGTGCGGGTCTGCTGTGGATGCGACACGATAACAGCAATTTGCGCGCCTCTTTTGAACGTGCGAACCGGGTCGCCGGTACGCAGAAAACCACGATCACCATGCTGAAAAATCAGCTCAACGTTGCCGCAGAGCAGTCGCAGCGCAAAGAGCTGGCGCAGGTCGCCATGAGGGATAAGCTCACAGCGGCCAACCTGCTGGCCTTCCGGCGTGAACAAACTATCACGAGGTTACTCAATGAAAATGACGCGTTTCGCCGCTGGTATCGCGCTGATTTACCTGATGCTGTGCGCCGGTTGCACCAGCGCGCCGCCTGCACCAACGCCGCCGCCGGTGATTGTTTACAACGCCTGCCCGAAGGTCAGCCCCTGCCCGATGCCGGGCAGCGACCCGCTGACTAATGGCGACCTGAGTGCGGATATACGCCAGCTCGAAAACGCCCTGAAAAGCTGCGCAATCCAGGTCGATACGGTTAAACAATGCCAGGATGAAATCGATGCAAAAGCCCAGCAGTCTGCGAAAAGCCTTAACTGATGCGGTGCCGGTACTGCGTACCAACCCCGATATGCTTTGCCTTCGCCTGGACGATGGCAACAATACGGCGACGCTGGCGCGCTCCCTGTCGTTTGAAAAACGGTACACGCTTAACATCGTGGTCACTGATTTTACCGACGATATTGACCTGTTGTTTGTGCCGATTATGGCCTGGCTGCGCGTCAATCAGCCGGACATCATGACAACCGACGAGGGAAGAAAAAAAGGGTTTGCCTGGTACGCTGACATCAATAACGACAGCAGCCTCGATGTCAGTATCAGCCTGTTGCTGACCGAGCGCACGCTGGTCAAAGAGGTCGACGGCGCACTGCACGTTGAGAACATCCCGGAGCCGCCACCGTCGGAGCCGGTGACGCGCCCTGTTGAGATGTGGAGTAATGGCGAACGGGTGAGTAAATGGGATGAATGACTTCAAACCCTTTGAGGACAAGCTCGCCGGATTGTTAGCGGCCCTTTCCCCTGCCGGGCGACGTCGGATGACCGCCGACATTGCGAAGAAACTGCGCCAGCGGCAACAACAGCGCATTAAATCGCAGAAAGCGCCGGACGGTTCGCCCTTTGCCCCGCGTAAGCGCCAGCCCGTCAGGGCAAAGAAAGGCCGTATTAAGCGCGAGATGTTCGCGAAACTGCGAACCAACCGCTATATGAAAGCAAGCGGCAGCGACAACGCGGCGGTGGTGGAGTTTACCGGGAAAGTGCAGCGCATCGCGCGTGTGCATCAGTTAGGTTTAAGAGATAAGCCAACACGCGATAGTACCTCTGTAGACTATCCGGCTCGAAGGTTGTTGGGGTTTAATAATACCAGTGTACGAGATGTTGAGAATATAATAATCTACCACCTCAAGCTTATGCTTTAATGTGAGGGTGAAAATGTTTTTTAGAATAGCAATGCTTTTGTCTGGGAAAATATTTTCAGGTCTTAGTAAAGGATTTTATGACGGACTTGAAAAAAATAATGGTCACATGATCGACCTTACAAGTGATAGTGGTTTTTGGAATAGGCTTTGTGGGTTATTATCTAAATTCAGGTTGTGTAGGTATATTGCATTTGAAAAGATGGGGTTAAATGGAGAGGTATATGTAAATCCATTGAATCCATTAACGCCGGTACAGAAGAGGATTTTTCTATCAAATATACTCTCAATTATAGTGGTGTTTCTTGTCTTTATCCTTTTTGTTTTTTATTCTTTGTATTTGTTATGGGGAGGGGTCCTTTTTTTCCTTAAGTAAGGAGAATAAAATATCATTTTTTTCTGCGGTAGGTACATGTATGGCCGCAATTTATGCGGCAAGGTCAGCTAAAGGGGTTTTTCTGTCAAACAAGAGCATAGAGGAAAATAATAAAAATGAGTCCTTTGATAGGGTTTTTAGCGTTCTTCTGGAACAGCATTCAATGTATTTAGATAAGGTGAACGTTTTTTTGAGCGAGAAGGCGACGAATAAACTATTCGGCGTTGAATATTTGCGTGATAGAACTATCGGCGAGGCATTGGATATTGTTCATGGCGATAATAAAGTTCTCTATGAAGCAGGGTATTGCTATGAATGTGGCACTGACGAAAAAGTAAAAAGAAATGATGGTAAGGATACTAACCCTATCGAGTCGGAGAGGATCATTGGGGTCGTTGGGAAGTACAATGACTTTGCCAGGAATACTCTAAGCCCATATATGCGAATTCTTTATCATATATTAAAGTCTATTCATGAAAGCTTTGGTCGTGGGACGGAGGAACAGAGAAAAAAAGCAAAGCAGTATAGTAGTATTGTTCGCTCAACTATTCCAAGTGACCTCCTTTTTTTGGTTGCGATAAATAGCGCTGGATTTTTAGTCAAGAAAAAAAAGGTATCCTTGAAAATAAATCAGCCAAGTGACTTCTTTAGTGATTACTATAAGTATTATTTCCTTCTCAAAAAATATGATTTCTTTGAGCACCTGCCGCAATCTTATCTCGAAAGTGATTTGAAAGTATATGACACTATCACATCTGGGATACCTCTAAAGGATGCTGAGGGGGTTATTAAGGTTAAAAATAAAAATAGTGTGTTGGGGGTTTGGTTTTCAAATCCTGAGGTCAATGGTTTTCATAATTTGTTGGGTGATATTATTCCGGGGGTGATGAATGAGAAATCGTCGCGGTGTATCTGTTTTTTCTATGGGTTAGGGAGTAATGAGTTTAAAATCAGGAAGTATTTTAAAAATAGATATATTCTTGGTGTGATTGACTCCTTTGATGAAATGGATGTGAGTGACTTGGATTTAATTTTGAGCCCTTCAAGTCTATTTACATATGAAAAAAATGAGTCTGGATATATATCATTTATGAGCGTGATATGTTTTGAAATGATAATTTCAGGGGATTATCTGGAAATTTAAGATAATGATGGTTAGCTAATAAGTGTAATACCCGGCTGTTGTGCCATTTGCGACAAAACGCCCGCAGATTGCCGCCAGATCTCTCAGGCGGCATCCTTTCTCTCATGAATACTCTCGCATCTCTCCAGGAACTCGCCCGCGCGATACGCAACATGATCCGCACCGGCATCGTCGTCGAAACTGACCTCGACGCCGGGCGCTGTCGCGTACAGACCGGCGGCATTTATACCGACTGGCTCCAGTGGCTGACGCACCGGGCTGGACGCTCGCGCACCTGGTGGGCTCCCTCTGTTGGTGAGCAGGTGATGATTCTGGCCGTGGGCGGTGAGCTCGATTGCGCCTTTGTGCTGCCGGGTATTTATTCCGACGACAACCCCGCGCCGTCGGCCTCGGCGGATGCCTGGCACGTTGAGTTTCCCGACGGTGCCGTTATGAGTTATGAGCCGGAAACCGGCGCGCTGACCGTCACCGGCATTAAAACCGCCGATGTGACCGCATCCGATTCGGTTGCCGTCAGCGTGCCGGTGGTGCTGGTAAAAGCCGAGACCCGCATCACCCTCGATACGCCGGAGGTGGTCTGCACCAACAAACTGACGACCGGCATGCTGGAGGTGAAGCAAGGTGGCAAGATGTCAGGTGATATCGAGCACAGCGGCGGCGCTTTCACTTCCAACGGTGTTCAGGTGGATAAACACGGCCACGGCGGCATCAGGCGCGGCGATGAATGGACGGAGGGCACCAAATGACGGCGCGTTATCTCGGCATGAACCGCACGACCGGTGAAAGCATTTCAGACGTTGACCATATCAGCCAGAGCATCGGGGATATTCTGCGCACGCCTGTCGGATCCCGCGTCATGCGTCGTGAATACGGCTCGCTCCTGTCGCAGATGATTGACCAGCCTCAGACCCCGGCGCTTGAGCTGCAAATTATGGCCGCGTGCTACATGGCGATCCTGAAGTGGGAGCCGCGCGTCAGGCTGACCAGCATCACCACAGCGCGGCAGTTTGACGGGCAGATGGTCGTCGACGTGACCGGCCAAATCACCGATACCGGCGAGAGCCTTTCTTTAACCATCCCTGTGAGTTGAACCTATGGCAGTTATCGACCTGAGCCAGCTCCCCGCGCCTGATGTGGTGGAAACGCTGGATTTTGAAGCCATCCTCGCCGAGCGCAAGGCGACGCTGATTTCACTGTACCCGGAAGACGAGCAGGACGCGGTCGCCAGGACGCTGACGCTGGAGTCAGATCCACTGGTGAAATATCTGGAAGAGAATGCTTATCGGGAGGTGATTTTACGCCAGCGCATCAACGAGGCGGCAAAAGCCGGAATGGTGGCCTATGCCATCAAAAACGACCTTGACCAGCTCGCGGCAAATAATAACGTTGAGCGCCTGGTCATCACCCCCGGAGACGATACCCAAATCCCGCCGGTGGCAGCGGTCATGGAATCCGACAGCGATTTGCGCCAGCGCGTACCGGCCGCTTTTGAGGGGATGAGTGTCGCCGGGCCAGCCGGTGCCTATGAATTTCACGCCCTGAGCGCCGATGGTCGTGTCGCCGATTCTTCGGCGAACAGCCCGGCCCCGGCGGAGGTGACTATCGCAGTCCTGTCGCGGGAAGGTGACGGCACGGCATCAGATGATTTATTGCTGGCCGTCAGTACCGCGCTGAATGATGAGAACGTGCGCCCGGTCGGTGACCGCCTAACCGTCGTCTCGGCCGAGATTGTCAATTATGCAGTCGATGCCGTGCTGTATGTGTACCCCGGCCCGGCAACCGAGCCGATTCTTGCCGCTGCCAAAGCGCAGTTAACCGCCTATATCACCGAGCAGCGCCGCCTCGGTCGCGATATTCGACGGTCTGCCATCTATGCCGCGCTGCATGTGCAGGGTGTCCAGCGCGTCGAACTGCGCGAACCGCTGGCCGACGTCGTGCTCGATAAAACCCAGGCTGCGTACTGCACAGAAACCAGCGTTGTGATCGGTGGCTCTGATGAGTAACTCGCTGATGGCGACCGGGTCGTCGGTGCTGGAACAGCGAGCCGCCGAAGCTTGTGCTGTCATCAGCGATTTATCTGTGCCTCTGCGTGATTTATGGAACCCCTGGCGATGCCCGGTAAAGTTTCTGCCGTATCTGGCGTGGGCCTTTTCTGTTGACCGCTGGGAAGAAACCTGGTCTGAAACGGTAAAACGCCAGGCGGTCAGCGACGCATTCTGGATCCACCAACGCAAAGGCACCGTTGCCGCCGTTCGCCGGGTAATTGAAACGCTGGGCTACAGCATGACGCTCCAGGAATGGTGGGAGGTGGCCGACCCCGCCGGGACATTCCGTCTGGAGATTGACCTCAATGATATCGGCATCACTGAACCGATGATTAAAGAGCTGGAGCGGATTATCGGTGATGCAAAACCGGTCAGCCGCCATCTATCGCAGCTGACCCTCTGGGCAAGTGCATACGGTACAGCGCACATCGGCGCAGCGATGGTAGACGGCGACATTATCACGGTATATCCGCAGAATTATTCACCTGACGGCAGCATTTATTACGACGACCAGGCTTATTTTGACGGTAGCTATTTATTTTCGGAGAACGGGCAATGACGCGCATTAATGAAACCCCTAAATGGGAAGGTGATATTTATCAGATCTCCCGGCAGGATAAAGTTGCAGGGGGCAAAGATGGTGTCGCCAATAAGCAGGCTGGTCAGCTTGCAAACAGAACCCTGTACCTGAAGGAGGCGCTTGACGATTTATCTGATGCCGTTTATTCCGGTTCGGATATTTACGAGACGAAAGAAGCCGGATTACTGAAAACCAGCGAAGGGGAATATTTTAAAGTTCCTGTTAGCGGAATAAGTGATATTTCTTACATTCTTTATCAGAATAAATCCGGCGTAGCGGTTGAGATACTTCGCGAGAAAAGCCCTTATTCATCAGGTTACCAGGCGGCTACGGTGGTCAGCAGTAGCGCAGCTAATACGGTAGCTATTACTATTCCCGGCCTGCTGAGTGATGGCAGTCTGATTTATTTTCTTTCCCCCATCCTGAATACCGGCGCAGTCAATGTGACCGTTACTGATGCGAAGGGTAACAGCGTCACCAGAATTGTGCTGCGACGGGCTAATGCCGCCCTGAGTGGTGGGGAGATGATTGCTTCTAATCCGGTGCTGATGGAGTACCGTGGCTCTCCGGTTGATAACTTTATGCTGATAGCGTCCGGCCCCACGGCGTCAGAAGTGACGGCCCGGCTTGATGCGTATATGGCAACCAGTGACGCGTTAACTGCACTGCTGAAAAATCAGGTGCCTGTTCCTCTAACGGTTTCCGCTGTGGCGGATGATATTTATACGGCAACGTCAGCCATTACCAGCGGAGAGCTACAGAACGGGCGTCTGTTCGTGTTTACACCGCCCTCATCTAATATTTCCCGCTCGCCTAAGCTCAGACTCAATGCGTGGGGTGCCTATAACATTACCCGAATTGACGGCGGGCAGGTTGCTGCCGGAGACCTGGCATCAGGCCGGGCGCATCTGCTGCACTGGCACGCCGGTAGCAGCAGCTTCCGTGTGATGACGTACACCGATGAGCGCACCAGAATTTACGGATCGGTTCTGCGAGCCACAATGATCAGTGACGCAGGCAGGCCCAATGATTTGACCTGCAAAGTTGATGGTTACATTAACGATGGCACGCTGATTGCGCTGGAGCCACCGGCGACGAATACCGGGCAGGTGGCCTTAACGGTGACTGACCGTTATGGAAATCAGATTGTGCGCAGCGTGTTTAAAGGCGCAAACGTTGCCCTCGCTGGCGGAGAGTTACAGTATGCTCAGCCTGTGTTGCTCATGTACCGGGGTTCACCGCAAAATAACTTTAAAATCATCACCTCGGGCGACCTGACGACAGATATCAGGGCGCTGCAATCTGATGTGGAAGTCCTGAAAACTTCTTTTACTGACCCGTATACGAAGCTGGCAAAAAAACTTATTGGCGATGGCACCATCGCCGATACTGGCCCGTTCGGGGATATTTCGTACCGGAACGGCGTAAAAGCGATTGCCAGAAAGCGTCTTGTGTTTACCTCAATTGGTTCCTCCGTAGGCGTTGGTGCCGGTTCTGCGGAGGGCGGTGCTGCAGGGGCACCGTTTGCACCTAACACCCTGCTGGTCAATGCAATGAGGTCACATTTAGACGGGTATGGTGAGTTTGACTTTATTGATGATAACCAGTGCATTCCTACACAGTCGCTTGACCAGTTCTCGGCGCAACTCCGTAACTCGCCCTTTTTTACCAGTGCAAACCCGGATGACTGGCCGGATTTTGTGCTGATTATCGGGGGGATGAATGATGCTCCGGTGGGTAATTTTAATAATGGCCTGACGTTTCCGAAGCAACGAGCAGTCCTGAGAAATCTGATTGATGAATGCTCAGCTAAAGGGGCGGTGGTGATTGTTGCCACCAGTCCTCATCATAATGTCGAGAGTGCGAAAGTCACAAATATCACACTTGCTGACCTCAATGTTTCCTGGCCTGTCAGGACGTTTAATGTTGACACAAATTTCACATTTGACGCGGCGGCAAAAACCATCAACAGCGCCGCCTTTGCTTACGATACCGGAAACGCGGCGACAAGCTGGGGCGGGCAAATTTTGCGACCGGGGCATACTCTAAGCGTAATGAGTGGCGATAACGCCGGAGATTACACCATCTCAGCTATATCTGATGACCGGCAGACCATCACGGTAGCCGAAGATTTTCATGTATCAGGCACGCAGAAAACTCTTATCAGGCATATCAAACTCGACGCGCTTCAGGAAGAGATTCTGGTGCCGCCTCCATCAAAATCCTTTGTAGAGCGGGACTGGTCAGGCAGCGGAATTAAAACGGTCGGCGCGGTACGCTTTGGCCTTTATAACGCGATGGTAAGGGCGACTGCGCGGGAGAAATCGGCGTTTGTAATGGAATGTGAAATTCCATGGTTTAAACAGGGGGTGGAGGTTCACGGATGGGCAGCATTGTTTAAAACACCCAATTACAACCATCCAAACGACCTGGGCTATTCCGTCAGCTATAAGGTGGGGGCGGATGTGGTGGCATTTAATATCTGCAATTTAATCTATGGCGAGAAATATTACTCTGTCACATAAGGAATTATCATGGCCTTTAAATTACTGACTCCGCGCATGGTACAAATCCACTATATGGGGGGTTATCTGTGCGATAAAGAAATCGATATTGAATTAATTTATACCGTTGAAAGCGTCAGGCAAGATGAGGGCGGAAACATAAAAGCCTCTTTATCCGTTCGCTACGATGACCAGGCAAAAATTATGCTGGATGATTATCCGGTTACGATTGAGCCAGATTCTCAGGACTCCTGGACTGAGCAGGCAGAGGCACAGATCATGGCATTGAGTGATTTTACTGGTGCGGTAAAAATCCAGTAAAAGGCGCATGGAATTTACGAGGCTGCACGATGGCAAATTATTTCACGTTACTGACAGATAAAGGCAAAGAATTATTTGCAGCGGCGGCAATATCTGGCGAGCCAGTCGGTATTACCTTTATGGCGGTAGGCGATGGCGGTGGACTATCTCCGACGCCCGGTACCGGGCAAACCGCACTGATTAATGAGCTCTACCGGGCACCATTAAACAGGCTGGTTATCGCCGATCAATCAGCAAATGTTATCCGGGCAGAAATGATAATGCTGCCTCAGATAGGCGGTTTCTGGTTGCGTGAAGCCGCCCTCTATAACGACGAGGGACTGTGTATAGCGATAGCCAGCATCCCGCCATCTTATAAGCCGCTGCTGACGGAAGGCAGCGGACGACTCCAGGCGGTGAATATCTGGATCGCCGTCAACGATACCGCAAACGTTGAGCTGAAAGCCGACCCGTCCGTGATTCTGGCGACTGAGGAAGAGGTCATTCGCGCAAAAGCTGAGGCAAAGGATTATGCCGATAAGATTGCTGGCGAGCTTGATACGGATATTAAGCAGGTTATCGCCGATGCCATTACAGCGGCAAAGCGTGATTTCTGGGAAGACGATAACCCTGTGGGTACGACGCGATTTTTTAATCAGAACGTCAACCCGAATGAAAAGTGGCCCTGGTCGCAATGGCTGTACACTGGCGAAAATAAGACGATCCGCATCGGCAAAGCGGACGGTTCAGACGTCGGCGCGACCGGCGGCAGCGATACCGTCACGCTCCAGCAGGCCAACCTGCCCGCCGTTCAGATTGATGTGAGTGGCGAAACCAGTGAACAGGAGGAGCAGAAGATAAGAACATCTGAAGACGGCGAGCACAATCATGGTGGCGTAGCCGGCAAGGATGACCCGTGGGAAATAGGCGGGGATGTGCGGCAGCTCTTTAACCCGAAAGAACTGGGTGTCACGGATATGGGCGGGAAGCATGACCATGAAGTAATTGTGCCCCCGCATAAGCACTCGGCCAAAGGTAAAACCGCCAACCTCGGCGAAGGCAAATCGTTCAGCGTGGTGGAAGCGCACACCCTGCTGATGTGCTGGAGCCGCGTTGCCTGACCTGTGACGGTCATTCCTGTTGTACTGTCCCTGTTACAGCGGGGATGACTCGTCACCCCTTCCCCCACGATTGAAAATAATGCTCACCCTTAACCACGGAGTTAAACGGATGAGCGATTTTCATCACGGCGTCCAGGTTGTCGAGATTAACGACGGCACCCGCGTCATTTCCACCGTATCAACAGCGATTATCGGCATGGTCTGTACGGCCAGCGATGCCGATGCCGCCACCTTCCCACTCAATAAGCCCGTATTGATTACCAGCGTGCAAAGTGCCATTGCGAAAGCGGGTACAAAAGGCACCCTGGCCGCATCCCTCCAGGCAATTGCCGACCAGTCGAAACCGGTCATTGTCGTTGTGCGCATTGCCGAGGGTACCGGTGACGATGCCGAAGCGCAGACTATTTCCAACATCATCGGCGGCACCGACGAAAGCGGAAATTACACCGGGCTGAAAGCGCTGCTCACGGCGGAGGCTGTTACCGGCGTTAAACCGCGCATCCTCGGTGTGCCGGGCCTCGATTCCCTCGAGGTGGCGACCGCACTCGCGCCGATTTGTCAGAAGCTCCGCGCATTTGGCTATATCAGCGCCTGGAATTGCCAGAACATTTCCGAGGCGATGCTCTATCGCGAGAATTTCAGCCAGCGTGAGCTGATGGTTATCTGGCCGGATTTTCTGGCATGGGATACCACGGCGAACGCGACCGAAATCGCTTGTGCGACCGCCCGCGCGCTGGGCCTGCGCGCCAAAATCGACCAGGACACCGGCTGGCACAAAACTCTGTCAAACGTTGGCGTGAATGGCGTCACCGGCATCAGCGCGTCGGTCTTCTGGGATTTGCAGGAATCCGGCACCGATGCCGACCTGCTTAACGAGGCTGGCGTCACCACGCTGATTCGCAAAGACGGTTTCCGCTTCTGGGGTAACCGCTGCTGCTCCGATGACCCGCTGTTCTTGTTCGAGAACTACACCCGCACCGCGCAGGTTATCGCCGACACAATGGCTGCTGGTCACATGTGGGCGGTCGACAAGCCGATCACTGCCACGCTGATTAAAGACATCGTTGCGGGTATCAATGCGAAATTCCGCGAGATGAAAACGGCGGGCTACATCGTCGATGCGACCTGCTGGTTTGATGAATCGGCCAACGACGCGGCGACCCTCAAAGCCGGAAAACTGTATATCGATTATGACTATACGCCGGTTCCCCCTCTCGAAAACCTGACGCTACGCCAGCGCATTACGGATAAATACCTGGCGAATCTGGTGTCGTCGGTAAACATCAATTAAGGATCCCTGAAATGGCAATGCCGCGCAAGCTCAAATACCTGAACACGTTTCTGGATGGCGTCAGCTATCTCGGCGTTATCGAGTCCGTCACCCTGCCAAAGCTGACCCGTAAGCTGGAAAACTACCGGGGCGGCGGGATGTCAGGCTCGGCCCCGGTCGATTTCGGCCTCGACGATGACGCGCTGGCGATGGAGATTTCCCTCGGCGGCTTCCCTGATGATGCGATTTGGTCGCTTTACGGTGCCGTCGGTACCGGGACGCTACTGCGATATGCAGGCTCTTACCAGCGGGACGATACCGGCGAAACCGTAGCGGTGGAAGTTGAGACCCGTTTCAAGGTGAAGGAAGTCGATAACGGCGAAAGCAAACAGGGTGAGGATACTAGCAGCAAGTTATCGCTGGTCTGCACGTACTACAAGCTGACCATGAACGGTAAAGAGCTGGTAGAAATCGACGTCCTCAACATGATTGAGAAGGTGAACGGCGTCGACCGACTTGACCAGCACCGCCGCAATATCGGCCTGTAATTTTTCCCCGGCCAGCACGCCTGGCCGGTTAACCCCGAATCCGTAAACAGCGAGAAACTCATGAGCAAAGAAAACATCGTCACCCTGGAAAACCCCATTAAACGCGGCGATCAGGTCATCGAAAAAATCACCCTGATGAAGCCCAACGCCGGAACCCTGCGCGGTGTCAGCCTGGCCGACGTTGCGCGCTCTGAAGTGGATGCCCTGATTAAAGTGCTGCCGCGTATGACCAGCCCATCACTCACCGAGTCAGATGTCGTCATGATGGATTTACCCGACTTGATGGCGCTGGCAACAAAGGTGATTGGTTTTTTGTCGCCGAATTTGGCGGATTAAATTTCCCGAAAGACATGTCGGTCGATGACCTGATGGCGGATATCGCGGTGATTTTTCACTGGCCGCCATCAGAGTTATATCCCATGAGCCTGACCGAGCTCACCACCTGGCGCGAAAAGGCGCTACAGCGAAGCGGAAACACGAATGAGTAACGACGTTAAATTGCAGGTATTACTCAAGGCTGTTGACCAGGCGACCCGCCCGTTTAAATCCATACAGACAGCGAGCAAAACGCTGTCTGGTGATATCCGGGACACTCAAAAATCACTGCGTGAGCTGAATGGCCAGGCGTCCCGTATTGACGGGTTTCGCAAGGCCAGCGCGCAACTTGCCGTTACCGGTCAGGAGCTGAAGAAAGCTAAACAGGAAGCCGCTGCGCTGGCGATCCAGTTTAGAAATACCGAACAGCCGACGCGCGCGCAGGCGCAGGCAATGGATGCCGCCCGTAAAAGCGCTGCAGCACTCCAGCTCAAACACAACAGCTTGCGGCAGGCAGTACAACGCCAGAGGCAGGAGCTCAGTCAGGCGGGAATTAATACCCGCACCTTGGCGTCAGACGAGCGCCGGTTAAAAACCAGCATCAGCGAAACGACGGCGCAGCTCAATCGCCAGCGTGAAGCACTGGCGCGCGTCAGCGCGCAACAGGCAAAGCTCAACGCGGTTAAGCAGCGATATCAGGCCGGTAAAGAGATGGCCGGTAAAATGGCCGGTGCGGGTGCTGCCGGGGTTGGTATTGCGACAGCGGGAACCATGGCCGGAGTTAAGCTGATGGTGCCGGGCTATGACTTTTCATTAAAAAATTCAGAGTTGCAGGCGGTGCTCGGGGTCGGTAAGCAGTCACCAGAAATGCAGGCGTTACGCAAGCAGGCCCGACAACTTGGGGATAATACAGCGGCATCATCAGACGATGCCGCAGCAGCACAAGTAATCGTAGCTAAATCTGGCGCTGATAAAGATGGCATATTGGCGCAAACTCCCGCCATTCTGAATATGTCGTTAGCGAATAAAAAAACAATGGAGGAAAACGCTACTTTACTTATTGGGACAAAATCCGCCTTTGGGCTTGCCGACGATAAGGCGTCGCATATCGCTGACGTTATATCTATGGCGATAAATAAATCTCAGGCCACCTTTGAGGGATTAAGCGACTCGCTTACATATGTCGGCCCGGTCGCCAAAGATGCCGGTGTTAGTCTGGAGGAAACCGCCGCAATGCTTGGCGCATTGCATGATGCAAAAATTACCGGGTCAATGGCAGGGACTGGAGGTCGAGCCATATTAAGCCGCTTGCAAGCTCCAACTGGTCAGGCTTATGCGGCAATTAAAGAGCTTGGTGTCAAGACTATGGATAGCAAGGGCAATACGCGCCCGATATTTACCATCCTGAAGGAAATGCAGGCCAGTTTTGAAAAAAATAAACTGGGTACCGGGCAACGAGCCGAATATATGAAAACTATATTCGGTGAGGAAGCCAGTTCAGCCGCTAGCATATTGATGACCGCCGCAGCTAGCGGAAAACTGGATAACCTGACCAAATTAATTAAAGAATCTGACGGCAAAACAGAGGAACTGGTCAAGGTTATGCAGGATAACCTCGGCGGTGACTTTAAAGAATTTCAGTCTGCTTACGAGGCTGTGGGTACTGACCTATACGACCAACAAGAAACCTCTCTGCGTAAACTCACCCAAACGGCGACACAGTATGTGTTAAAGCTTGATATTTGGATCCAGAAAAATAAAGGACTGGCGCAAACCATAGGGATCATCGCCGGGGGCGCACTGGCTCTTATTGGCATAATCGGCGGTATTGGTCTCATTGCGTGGCCGGTTGTGATGGGGATTAACGCCATTATTGCCGCCGCTGGCGTGATGGGTACCGTCTTTACTGTCGCTGGTAGTGCCATTGCGACCGCGCTCGGAGCGATCACATGGCCGATTGTGGCCGTCGGTGCGGCGATTGTGGCCGGTGCGCTGCTTATCCGTAAATATTGGGAGCCCATCAGCGCATTTTTCTCGGGGGTGATTGAAGGCATCATCAGCGCCTTTGCACCGGTCGGGGAAATGTTCGCTCCACTGGCCCCCATTTTTGACGGCCTCGGAGAGAAATTGCGCAAAGTCTGGCAATGGTTTAAAGACCTGATTGCGCCAGTCAAGGCCACGCAGGAGACGCTCGATAGCTGCAAAAATGTTGGCATCGTTTTCGGTCAGGCTCTGGCCGATGCACTGATGTTACCTCTGAATATTTTCAACAAACTGCGCGGTGGCCTCGATGTCATTCTGGAAAAGCTCGGCCTTGTGAAAAAGGAGTCGAGCAACATTGATGCAGAAACATCAAAAGCGCCGTCGGTTGGTCAGGGCGGTAGCTATATCCCGGTGACAAGCTCACTTGGCGGGTACCAGGCTTATCAGCCTGTTACGGCTCCCGTCGGTCGTACCTACATTGACCAGAGCAGCCCAACCTATCAAATCAACATGCCGGGTGGTGCGCCGGGCGGTCAACTCGGAAACCAGTTGCAGGACGCGTTAGAAAAATATGAACGCGACAAGCGAGCCAAAGCCCGCGCCAGCATGATGCACGATTAAGGAGGCTGATTATGATGCTTGCTCTTGGAATGTTTGTTTTTATGCGTCAGACGCTGCCACACCAGACGCTACAACGCGATGCCGAGTATCGATGGCCGTCAAATTCACGCGTCGGGAAACGGGATTCGTTTCAGTTTTTAGGGCCGGGTGAGGAAAAAATCACCCTGGCCGGAACGCTTTACCCGGAGTTGACCGGCGGTAAGTTGACGATGACGGCTATTCGTCTGATGGCTGACCAGGGGCGCGCCTGGCCGTTACTTGATGGTACCGGCACGATTTACGGTATGTACGTCATCAATAATATCAGCGAGACAGGAAGCCTGTTTTTTGCTGACGGAACGCCTCGCAAAATTGATTTTACGCTAACGCTCACCCGCGTGGATGAATCCCTTGCGGCACTGTATGGCGATATCGGCGAACAGGCCAAATCACTGATTGGCAAGGCGGGAAATATGGCCTCGTCAGTGACTGGCATGGTGGGGATTAGCTGATGCTGGATATGCTGAATCTGAATGCGGGCGGCGTACTGACGCCCGATTTTATGCTGATGCTCGACAGCAAAGACATTACCGGCAACATCAGTAACCGGTTGATGAGCCTGACGATGACAGACAATCGCGGATTCGAAGCCGACCAGCTCGATATCGAACTCGATGATGCTGACGGGCTGGTCGAGCTGCCGTTACGCGGTGCCGTACTGACGCTTTACCTCGGGTGGAAAGGCTTTGCGTTGATGGGTAAGGGAAGTTTTACCGTCGATGAGGTTGAACATCATGGCGCGCCGGACACGGTGACAATCCGCGCCCGTAGCGCCGATTTTCGGGGGACGCTTAACTCACGTCGGGAAGAGTCCTGGCATGACAAGACGCTCGGCGAAATCGTGGCAGCGATAGCAACCCGTAACAAACTGACGTCGAGCGTTATACCGGAGCTGGCCGGAATAAAAATTCCGCATATCGACCAGTCACAGGAATCGGACGCCAAATTTTTGACACGCCTCGCCGAGCGAAACGGCGGTGAGGTTTCGGTAAAAGCGGGAAAGTTGCTGTTGCTCAAAGCCGGTCGTGGGATTACAGCCAGCGGAAAAGCCATTCCGCAGGTCACGATCGCCCGCAGCGATGGCGACCGACATCAGTTTTCCATTGCTGACCGTGGGGCATATACCGGTGTTACGGCAAAATGGTTACACACAAAAGACCCAAAACCACAGAAGCAAAAGGTTGCGTTAAAACGTAAACCCAAAGAGCAGCATTTACGCGCGCTACAGCACCCCAAAGCCAAACCGGTAACGCAGAAAAAAGCGGTGAAGACGCCGGAAGCCAGGGAGGGGGAATATATGGTCGGTGAGGATGACAACGTGTTTGCCCTGACGACAATTTTTTCAACCAAAGCACAGGCCATGCGAGCCGCCCAGGCCAAATGGGACAAACTGCAACGTGGCGTCGCTGAATTTTCTATCAGGCTGGCGACAGGTCGCGCCGACCTCTACCCGGAGACGCCAGTGCAGGTTACAGGCTTTAAGCGCGTCATAGACGAGCAATCATGGACAATCACAAAGGTGATGCACTCTCTGAGTAATGGCGGCTTCACGACGAGCCTAGAGCTTGAGGTGAGACTTACGGATGTTGAATACGAGTCAACCGAATAG